GCTTTCTAAGAACTCTTTCAGTACTGTATAAAACCACAGGTGTACTATCCCTGAACGTCATTCCTAAAATGCAGTCATCAAAGCCATCTGCATACAGAAGCTCAGGATCAATCTTTTCCAATAGTTTTTTCAAAATATATATACCCCCCGGGTGAACAAAACAGAAACGTTCTGGGGGGTATTCTCCACCACTGTTTAAACTAAGTCAAGCCAGAAATCATGTGGGGGTGGGGGGTGCCATACGAAGCAAGCTTCTTCTGCGAACGTTCGTGTTGAGGATTGGATAGTGATAGGATGTGTGGAATGCACTGTATGTGTATGCAGGTGTGACGCGCCTGTTCTAGGTGGTGGGGAGTGGGTGGGCATGAGCCGTAGGCGGTGAGCGAAGGGTGGGCTGTGGCGCAGTCGGCGCAGTGGCTCAGCACAGGTCGTGGAGATGAGGTAGCGATCGATAGCGCATAGCGATTGGGATACGATAGGCGATAGAGATAGGCTAACGATATATCCGGATATAGAAAGGGTAGAGGGAGGGTGACCAGTTCTTTCCCTCTGGGTTTAAACGCTCAGTGTTTGGTAGCACCATCCAGTAATGCAAGGTGCGTCTCAAGCTCCCGCTTCAGTTGGTCAGTGCTGACCTCTTCCACCTTGGTCTCTACCTTGTCGGTGAACATCCCGACCGCACGACCGATTAGCTCTAGCGCCTTTAGCTTAGAGCCTTCGCTCTTCATGTCCTTAGCGTGGGCAAGTAGCTCTGTCATGACGTGCCGTCTGGTTGCTACAGCGTCAGAGACGAGGTTTTCCTCACGCTTGTCCAAGGATGACTGGAGCAGGACACTAACTTTTGGATCGTTCATCAGTCTGTTAGCACTGGTCGCGATAGTGGACTCATTGGCGGTCAGGCAGTTGTAGGCTTTTCTGTAACTCTCTCTGGGGCTTAGCCCTTGAACGATCAGACTGGCAAACAACCTCTGCTTAGCAGTGATGCGTCCCCTTGTATCCAACTTGACACCGTATAGCTTTCCATCCTTTGTACGTCTCTCTACTACCGATTCAACCGCTGTTCGCAATTGCTCACTGTCCAGTACGGGCGCGGGGATTTTGAAAGCGTGTTCGCCTGTCCCAGTGCTATCACTTAGCAGACCGTCAAGGTCATCATCTACCTGTGGTTTTTGGTTCATTTCCTGTCCTCTTGCGTATCTGTCTCACGCCCTGAGACACCTGCCATCGATGATCACTGTTTAAACGTACAGTGTCAACCCCAGTTCGTGAACTGTTCGCAAGTTATCCACAATCTGTTGCAAGTTATCCACATATCCACAGACTTATCCACAGGTATATGGCTAAGTATCCATTAGAGTTTCTATCAAGGGTGTCAAGGGGGTAATGTGCATTTCAAAACAAATCGCTCTGAGGGCGTTTAAACGAGCCGCCTTCTGTTTTGCAAAACCCTCCCTTCCAAAACTAAAAAGGGGTGCAATAGCAACAAAACACCGAAAGCGTTTGCATTGTTTAAACACTTGCGAATAAACTGGAGGCTCAGCAAGACAGGACGGCTATGACGGATTCCTCACAAGAATTCCAGCCCGAGACAGAGGTAGAGTCCTCTGCGCCTAGTGAGTCACCTAGTTGACCCGCAACCTCCACCCTCGCCACTATCCAATCGAGGGATCGAGATGGGAACACCAAGGCACTCACACTGAGAGTAAACCGACAGCATCTACTGGGTGCTGTCTGATTTACTTTCAACCAACGGAGATACACCATGCAAACAGCACGTAAAACAGAACTCGTTCAGGACTGGGGATTTGAGCAACACGCAAGCGGCTTCTACTTCCGCGACATCTACAGCGATCATGGCTATCGTGAAATGTGGACAGAGGGAGAACCTGACCTAATCAAGTTCCTGAAAGGCGGCGAGTGGTCGCATAACTACCAGATCGACTGGTCACTTTACAACTAACCAACGGGGCGAAAGCCCCTCATTACTGGAGATACACCATGTTCAAAACCACTACAGCAAGCTACAAAAAATTAGTTCGCAACGCACTAGCTAAGGGCGCATCGATCAGCGTCTGGGACGGTGAGGAATGGCAGGTCAAGCGAAGCGTCTCTTGCAAAGCGATCATCGAGGCAATCGAGTCTGTCGAAGAGGCGCAGGTCAGGATCAGAAATGCAGAGGGCAGTGAGATCGGTTGGGCGTTGATTATTCCATTTGCAGTAGACAACGATGAGACCGTTGTGGATCACACTGACAACGCCTTTATGCACTCACTGGCAATTTAAACAAGGAGGAACAAGATGGACGCTTACATTTTCTTAGCTGTTTATACGGTCTACACCGCCCTAGCCTACGGGGTTTTGTATGCCCTTGAAAAGCTTGATCAGCACAACTGATGAGACCTGATTGGTCGAAACCGCTCCGGCGGTCTTGTGCAAACTAACGGAGGCTTACCATGCATACGCAACACATTGGAAAACTAGAAATGGGCATCGATGGTTGTGATGAGTACGTTCTGATCACAAACGATGAAGACAATCTGACCACGCAGGAGGCTGAAGACTGGCTACTGCCTCGCGTCTATCGCGAATCCCATCGGGCAGGCGGTTACTTCTGCCGCCATGTCAGCACCACACCAGTTCCCTACCGCGACAACCAAGTTATCGCGATCATCCATCACCGTTATGACGTTTAAACGAGGCTTACCATGATCTACCTTACCGCCGCCGCCACAGAGGCTTACTTACACTTGCTGTCCTCAGTAATTGAGGACTTTGAAAATCACGATCAAGACGCGTGGATCAGCCACGCCGAGGCTGTCGCAATGAACACCCGCAAGGGTGATGACGTTGTAATCGAGGTTCGGGCATACGAGTCACTGACTGGCAGACCTGAGACCTTCAAGCTCCCACCACAATGGTTTTTTACTTTTCCCGCAGAGGCTTAATCATGTACAACAATCGCGAGCAGTACCTCAATGCGGCAGTCGATGAACTGCGCTCAGTGTTCGACTCTGTCAACTACCCTTTGCCTGCCTTGATTCGCGTGGCTTGCGGGTTTCCCTCTAGCAAGTCCCGCTCACAGCACCGCGCCATTGGCGAGCATTGGTCACCCAGTGCAAGCACTGACGCGCATCATGAGATTTTGATCTCGCCTGTGATCGATAACCCTGTTGACGTTTTTGCTGTGCTTGTCCACGAACTGTGCCATGCGGCAACGGACGGTGACGGGCATCGAGGACGTTTTCCCCACGCGGCTCGCGCCCTGTGGTTGGAGGGCAAACCGACAAGCACCCATGCGGGTGACCTGTTCAAGTCGAATTTCGCAGGCTTGATCGAAAGCTTGGGCGAGTACCCCCACGCCGCCCTGAACGTGGGCTTGCAGAAAAAGACACAGTCAACACGCATGCTCAAGGCTCACTGCGTGGCTTGTGGATATACCGTACGAATCTCTTTCAAGTGGGCATACAAAGACGGCGCACCGAACTTGCCGTACTGCCCGAATGACTCAGTACCACTCATCGTTTAAACATCGGAGGCTTACATCATGCGCGGACTCGTCCTTTTCCCCCTGCCCCAACTCAACGCGGCACTGGTCGCGGTTGGTCAGAAACCAGTCGAAAACAAAACGACTGCCATTGCTCAGCTTGAGACCTTGGTCAACAGCGGGTTGATCAGCTTTGACCAGATCAAGAATATTGCACCACTCCCCCCTGTATCTGCCGTTGACCCTCGCGTTGAACGCATTGCAAACGAGGTGACGCGAGTCGAAAAGCTTATGCATTCTGCCCTCAACGAGGTGTCAGACATTCGGCGCAAGACTCAGAGCTTGCAGGGCGTGGACTACAGCAAGGTCAACGACTCGATCCGCTCGACTGTCGCTGACCTGTGCGATCAGTTCAAGCAGACTGCCCACCAGTTCCCTGTGCAGGCGGCGGCGGTTGCCAAAGCATTTCCCAAGACGCGCAGGCAAGAGGCACAGCACGTCTTTGACGGTGACCTCTTTTACAATGATGACGAGGGCAACTTGATCGACTTCAGCGCGTTTGAGGTCGAGGTCTGGGACGATCCTGCCGCCCCTGCACTGGTGACCGACTACGTGTTCAACCCTGCGTCCCTGCACCAGACGCTGATCGCGCTCTCAACCACTCTGCCGCACAATACGTGGTTGGGCGGTGAGCGCGGTACAGGCAAGACCGAGTTCGTGACCCAGATCGCGGCGCGTCTCAAGCGCAAGCTCTTCCGTATCAATTTTGACGAGGGTCTTGAGCGTTCCGAGTTCATCGGTTCGAACACCATCGAGAACGGTAACGTGGTCTGGAAAGCAGGCACGTTGACTCAGGCGATCCAGTACGCAGGCTCGATCATCTTGCTTGATGAGGTCGGCTTTGCTCGTGCGCAGAACATCTCGCCGCTCCACGCGGTGACCGAGCGTTCAGTTCACCGCGCCTTGGTGATCGCTGAGACGGGCGAGCGTATCCCTGTTTCGACTGGCGTGGTGTTCTTTGCCGCTGACAACTCGACTGGGCATGGTGACGAGTCAGGTAATTTTGCAGGGGTGCGTGAGCAAAACAGCGCGTTCTTGGATCGGTTCAGCTATACGCTCCGGTTCAACTACTTGCCGGAGGATCAAGAGGTTGACCTGATCACCAAGCGTACAGGCTTAAACGCAGACGCAACGCGCTCACTGGTTAAGTTTGCCAACGTTGCACGTGCCAAGGCTCGACTGGGTCTACTGACACAGCCCCCAAGCTTGCGTCAAATCTTTGCATGGGCGGCGGCAATCAAAGGCGGTTTGCCAGTCAGCGTGGCGTTCAATAACGCTATCGTCAACAAGTTTCCAAGCGAGTGCGAGGCTGAATTGCGCGGGATTTTCTCAGCGTCAATCGACTCTGCTCAACTTAAATCTTATTTAGGGGTGCAGTAATGAAAGGGATCGATGTTAAGCGCGGCGTTGCCGCAACAATGGAGCGGATCGTTGCCAACACTGGCTCAGCTTTCCGCAGTCTTGAAGTCAAGTGGTTCGGCAATACCGCAGGGATTAATTTCGAGCGTCATGGTGCGCAGATCGATGCGACAGTGGTGTTCCCTTCCCTTGACGAGCTTGCCGAGGTTGATCGCGGCACGTTCAATAACCTGATCGGCTTTGCCCTGCATGAGGGTCTGGGTCACGCGCTGTACACAAACAACGAGCCTTGGGATGACGCTCGAACAACGCATGGTCAGTACGTAGGGAAATTGATCAACGGTCTTGAAGACCCGCGCATCGAACAACGTGCCATCGACTCAGGCTTTGCACCCAACAGCAAGTTCCTGTTCGAGAATCTGCTGAACGCTGTGCTTGAGCGTGACGGATACGTTAAGCCTGATGACCTGAAAAACATCCCGTTCCTGCTCGCGGTCGAGGGTCGGCGTTTAAACGGCTATCACGTCAACGTCCCATCGATCACCGATCAGTCACCCTTGGCTGTGCATTTACATGAGGCTCTGCAGTCTGCCAAGCGGTCGATCAATACTGAGGGCGTGGTACTGGCGGCGGTCAAACTTTACGAGCAGATCAAGAAGTACGCAGACGAGCAACAAGGCTCTGAAAGCAAACCCAAGGGGGATGGCAAGGGTGACCAGAAAAAACCGCCTACAGACGATTCTGATGCGTCTCAGGGGGATTCTCAGGGCAACCCACTGGGTCAGCCTGAGCAGGGCAAGCAGGACTCCGATCAGGGCGATCCGTCAGGTCAGGGTGACCCGTCCGACAAGAGCGGGGAAAAGGGCGGGTCAAAGGGCAAGTTGGACGGGGGGCGCAAGGTTGACCCTGCAAGCTTTATTGAATCGGAAGTTAAGAACAAGGCGATGGCATCAAAGGAAAATACCCCTCGCCCGTACACCAACAAGCCAGTCATCGAGACATTCACTTGGGAGCAATCATGAGACTCGACAAAGCAAACTGTGACCGCAAGTTCTTGCAGTATTACAACGATGTTCCGGTAGGCATGGGCGCGACACGTTCGCACCTCCTGCGGATTCTACGGTCGATCGACTTGGTCGGTTGGTCTAGCCACGAAGAGTCAGGCAAGCTTGACCGCAAAGCATTGACTCGCTTTGCTACCGGATCAACCACAGTGTTTAAACGGCGTGACGTGAAAGAGGCTGACACTAGCGCGGTCTCTGTGCTGATCGATTGCAGTTCATCAATGAACGAAGACGGTCGAATACAGGTCGCGCATGGTGTAGCAATTCAACTGTCGCGCATCTTTGATAAGGCAGGCGTTAACTTTGCGGTGACCGGATTCAAGGGACACAACACTGCCCAGTATGCAGAGCAACGCGACACTGGTGTTCAGTACAGGACTGATGGCGAGGACACTAGGCTGATCCCGTTCAAGACATGGGGCGAGTCGATGCGCTCTGCCTCTTCCAAGCTTGGATCGATCAGCTACTGGGCAGGCTCAGCAACGCCCGATTACTCCGCCCTCATGCTGTCCATCGAAGACCTTGCCAAGCAACGCGAGACGCGCAAGATTCTGTTTGTATTGACCGATGCAGACGGATTTGTTCCTGAGCATATTAGGCACGTACAGAACGTTGCCAAACAGCAGGGCATCACCATCGTTGCTGTAGGTATCGGTTCGCAAGAGATCAAGCAAGTATTCGACAACGCCAGTACGGCAAACGATCTACGCGATCTAGGCTCAGCATCATTCAACACCTTACTCAAAACACTCAGGAGGTAGTTATGGACTTACCAGAAAAGCTCGGGGCGGCACTGGACGGGGAGGGGCTAGATGATGTCATCCCCGCGCTTGCCATGCTGTTGGCGCAGGCAGGGGCGATGGCTTGCAACGACAAGGACGTGTTTA